AGTAATATTTCCACCAGTCAGAGTTAAATCGTATCCTGTAGATGTAGGGGCTAATTCATTGGTACCATCAGAATCAGGGTCTTGAGAATTAGGTTTAATAGTAGCAACAGTCAAACGATTACGAATAAAGTTATCAGTTGCAGTTACCTTTTCATAAATCAAAGGAGTTGAAGCCTCTGTGCCAGAACCAACATTAGTCATAACTGCAAGTCTATAGCTATTATCTGTGTCTAGCCAAATATCTCCTACTGCTATAGTAGTACCATCATTGGTAGTATCACCATTATTCGGTTCGGAAGTACTTTCTTTAGTGGAAGCCCACATATCTATAACTTCAGAACCAAAACCAGACCAGTTAATTGTAGCAATACCATCAATATCGAAATCAATGGATGCTTCGTTTACAACGGCAGAGCTTATTTTATAAGTCTGACGATTTGCGGAGCCTAGTACAAAATACAGATTCGCTGTACCAAGAGTTGATTTATTTGACTGGTCAAAATTAATAGCAGAATCAGAACCACTTGGAGTAATTACATTACTACCACCCCTGTCAAAATCATAAGTAGTGCCATCGTAATTATCTGCACCTGCCATCAATGCCCAAAGAACTTCTTCAACAGCATGATGCTCTGCAGCACCATCTGCAGCCCCTGCACCTGAACCTGCTGAAATGAAAGGACGCACGTAAGTAGAGAAAGACCACTCCGCAGGTGCCAATGAATCATTAAATGCTCTACGACCCCTACGGCTTACTCCCGCGCTATTTTCCATTTCTGCAAGAGTAATTTCGGTGGCATTTGTTGACTGAGAGAAACTAAATCCATCGAGAACAGGAATCTCCCAAACGACACCATCAAACTCAATAAAGAGTTTCGTGTCCCTAGCAAAATATAAATGTTGTGCCATAGTTATCTCCTATGTATCTTGAAAAGACTTGGTCGTGAACGTTTGTTCCTGCCAGTATTTTCTAGTATCGAACCTCTAAGAGTATTTCTCCTACTCCAAGAGGATCTAATACACCTTCGTCAGTATCAATACTGACTATTGTGTTCTGATGGGTATATTGTACGCCTCCGCGTCTATCAACATACCTCATTCTTTGATTCTCTTCTAAAACTGTTTCAACATCTTCTAGTAATTTATCAAGTGCATCTACGGCATCTTCTTCATTTACATAACAACGAATTGTTACGCTTAAAAACCTATCTTTATATCCGCCCCCTTGATAAGTACGAGTTTCTCCAGACGCATTTAAATGAATGGCTGGAAATTCTTCTATCTCGTCCCAAAATTTTAGTCTTGGGCTTACATTACTACCAATATCAGTTAAAAACTCTCCTGTACCATTAATCTTTTTTAGTACATCTACGAGAGCATTAGTAATAGACTGACGTCGTGTAGTATAATCTCTAACTGCCATTACTCTCTCCTAGTATAAAACCGCCCTAATGCTAATCCTGCCGCTATTTCTCTTATAGACCTATCAATTAATTTTCTTGGGTCTCTTTCTGTAGTTGCCCAAGGATACCCTCCTATTCCTACTTCGAATACTTGATATGGGTCTTTCATATATGTATAACCAATACTTGGAAATCCCTTAGCAGTTTTACTTACATCAGTTATTCTAACACTATTTGCAAAAGTACCCGTTACATTTGAAAGTCCTGGTGCTCCCATATTTTTTCTGACAGCATCTGGCAATTTTTTATTTAAAAGTGCCATTAAAGAAATCATGCTGCTATTAGCAGACGATTTTCGTGTTTTTGTAATTTTTCCCTTTTGTAACGCAGCTACAGAAGCTCCCGAGCCTTGATTAGTTCTAACTCTTCTTTTTCGTGTAAAAGGTTGTTCTGCTTTGCCTTTCCCACTACTTTTCTCTACTTGGTTTTTTCTGCCTGTTGTTTTTATATTTGGATTATTTTTTACTAAATTATAAAAAGTTACACTAGCAATTTGCTCTTTCAGAGGTAGTGAGCCTGCCTGTTCTCCTATATCTTCAATTTGTTTTATAAAAGATTCTATAACCCCTTTTTCTATTTTGTTTGATTGTATCTGATTAGACCAAGCTGATTGATAAGTTAAAACTGGAACGTAGCCTTTTTTAAGATTACCAGTTTTTCCATCAATTACAGATTCGTGTTCTATTGTTAATTCTATATTTCCTTTTATAGTTTGTATAATATCTTTTAAACTTGTTTCTTTTCCGCCTATAGAAACTTTTTCGTTTCCTGCATGGCCCATGTTGATTAATCTTTCAGCTCTTAATAATCTAATGGAGGAAGCGGCTGCCCCTCCTGTAAGAGCGTCTGCATGGCCTATCTGCTGTCCATATTTTTGATTTTCTGAAGTTTTTAGTCCAGCTCCACCTATTCTAAAACTTTTATTAAATACTTTTTTTAAATGCTCCTCTAAGATTTTATTACCTGATTTACGTATAGTGTCGTATTTGCTAATTAAAAAGGCTTCCCCTTTTCCTTTTAAAGTATTTCTAGCAGTTTCGAGTTCACTTATTCTGTCATTTACAGCATCTGTTAAACTACTATCTTTTAAACCTGTTTTTCGAAAATGATTAGTAAGATTTTGTTCAACTTTACTTTCTTCGGATTCTAAATACTTTTTATATACCTTATAAGCGTCTTCTACTACATTTTCTAGGTTGGTCTTATTTTCTTTTAGTTTATCATAGTCTTGGGAAGCTTCAAATTGTATAGTTCTTAAAATTACTAAGCGAAACCTTTTCTTTAAAAGAACAAAAACTTGCCCAGGCATTCTAACTAAGTCTATTCTTGACTGAGCATCCTTTCCCTTTTTCTGAGGACCGGTTTTTTCTAAATCTGCTAAAACTTCTTTACATAGTTTATCTAAATCTGAACCTGCCATTAGAAATTCTTATATAAATCCAGAACACGTTTTATGTGGTCTGGAAATGCTACACTATTTCTCATACTTGTAGTGGGGTTCTGTAAACTTGCTCCCCCAAGAGTCTGACGCTCTTTATGCTCGTCTTTCAAATAGTAAGTAATTAAATCAAATACTGCAAGTTTTAAGTCGGATGGAGTTGCAGAGTACCCAGCAGTATAAACTACTTTTACAGCGCCTGGACCTTGTGGCCAGTTCTTATAATTTGAACCATTTGTTGTACGATAAAGACTATCGGTAGCTTCATCTAAATAGTATTCATAATTTCCAGTAGTAAGAGTAATATAGCTCTGGTCATACCCAGATCTTTCTTCTACTGAAGTTATTGTATTTACAGGGCTTTCTGTAAGCTGTATAATATGAGTGCCCCAATTTACATTTATATATTCTGTTTTTGCAGAACTATAATAATCAATAATTGAGTTTCCACAATAAGTTTTTACTAATTGACTCACAGAAGTAACTAAGGAAATAATCCTCTGGTCCTCCTTCGGAGTACTAATTCCTTCAGCGTCTTTGTATTCTGCAAGTGTAGTTAGATTAGCCATAAGTCACTTAGTAAAAACTCGGGGAGAGTTTCCTCTCCCCAAGTTAGCTCAACTATTACTGGTAAGCCCAGCGGATAGAAGGTTTGTTGCTGCCTGCATTAGCAAACAGCTCGTTGAAGCCCAGAGACTGTGATGCAACGATCACATTCTGCTGATCTTTTACGCTGTATTCGGTTTCGATGTTAACACCACGGAGACGCGGTATTACATAGTTACGCATATTTACAGCGATAGCGGCTGTTGAAGTTGCAGCACTAGCAGCATCCAAGTTATAGGCCAGCTGGTCAGTAGCAACGACCATAGAGCCGTAGATAGAACCAACAACACCAATACGCTTGGTAGCCAGGTCGTTACCAACTTCAGTTACGTCTGTGAAGCCAGAAGCATCAATCAGTTCGTAATATACGTCAGTCGGTACGATGTAAGCGACATCGGCAGGATTCAGGCCATATTTGCCCATTTCCTTTCTCATGCCGAGCAGGTTGGCGGGAGTAACTTCAGCGGATGTGGAAGCATCCAGAGCTGTAGTTGCTGAGGTAGTAGCATAACCGCTAGTGTTATCAGTGCCAGAAGCACCAACAAGACCAGTAGTAAAGCCACCAGAGTTACCTACAAGGATTGCCTTGTCGATAGCAACGGCGTGAGCACGTGCCAGGGCAGAGGTAACCATCGGGAGGACAGAAACAACAATCTGCTCATCGGTATCATTCGAAATGAAAGTACCAGAAATCAGACGATGTGCCTGCAGGATAACCTGAGTTACAGTGTAGTTATTGTCACTGTTATCAGTCAACTGGTTAGAAGAAGCAGTGATACCTGCTGAGCTCCAAGAAGCTGCATTAGCATCGGGAGCCAACGGCAGCACAGTGGCGCCAGAAGCAACCTGAATTTCGCGGAAAAGAGGAGCAATCTTCTGTTCCTGACGAACTTCATCTTCGAACTGCTGAGAAACGATTACATCGATACCAGCAGCAGTGGTAGAGGTGTAGTCAACACCA